GGTATAGGCGTCCGAGATTCTTTTGATTGCCGCGCGCGTCGGCCGCAGGCAGTCCACCTCGTGGCCGCTCGTGATTGGTGCCCACGAGAATGGCTTGTTGGTGTGAAGAAGGCTCATTGACTTCGCTCCTGTTGAATGACGGGCTTAGACGACGACAATCCCTCGGTGCTCGTACACGCTTTCCGTTTCCGGTTGATACTTGAGCGCCAGTACCGCGAGCGCATCGATCAACGCCACAGCGCCGTCGATCCGCATGCGCGGACTGAGCTTCGCGGGCCGGATCTCGTCCCACTTGTTCCGTTCGACCGCGAGGTTGGCGATGTTCCAGTCCAGCATCGCGTTCGGTGCGACGCGCAGCCGACCGGCGAGGACCAGCGCCTCGAGCTGCTTCGACGGCTCGCTCAAGTGCCGGAAGCCCTGTGGGATCTCGACGACGAGGTCGCCGAGCTCACGCTGCAACCGCGTGATGAGCATCGTCGCCCCGGCCATGTCGACGCCGATGCCGCGGATATGGAACCGCGACTGAACCTCCTGAAGGATGAAATCCAGAATCGCGTCATGATCGACGAGGTCGCCGGCCGTGGCCTCGAGGAGGCCTTGCTCCGCCCACGTCGAGAACGGGACGCGGTCCTCATGCTCCCGGCGGGTCAAGGTGTTCTGCGGCATCCAAAATTTGACGACCGCATCGACGGCAAGATTCAGCGTGTCGCCCTCCGCGCCATCGATCGTGCGGGGGAAGATCACCGCCACCGCGCTCGGATCGAGTTTGCTTGACAGGTCGACCCCGAGAAAGCATTCGCGCCCGCGGAGCGCGTCGAGGCTCAGCGCGTCGTCGAGGCACGCGGTCCACGCGTCGCGGGGAATCCAGGCCGTGGCGGTATCCGTCCAGATGCAGAAGTTCAGGCGCTTGACGAGGTTCTGTTTCGACGGCATGCCGGCGGCCTCTCGCACCTGGCGCTCGAGGTACGCGCGGGGCACCGACACGTCGAAATTGGGGTTCGCCCGCGGCCAGCACGTCGGGTCCGTCAGCGGATCGTCGCCCTCGTCGAGCGCGCAGACGTACCCGAACCAGCTATCGTCCTCCAGAGTCCCCTCGCACACCTGGCGCGAGTATTCGTGCAATCGCCAGCACACCGAGTGCCGGTCATAGCCGGCATTCGTTGTGAGCAGCACCAAGGCATCGGGGATCCCTTTCGTGCCCGCCGTGATCTTGTCGATGACCTGCTCGTCGACCTGCTCGTGCACCTCGTCGATGCCGCAGCCGTAGACGCGGAGCCCGTCGAGCGTCCGATGCTCGGAGCTGACCACGCGGAAGAATGAGCCGGTCGCCGGCAGCGCGAGGTTGCCGACGGTTGCCTGCAGGCGCCTCCGCAGATGTGGCGACGCCGCGACCATGCGCTCAACATCGCGGAACAGCACATGCGCTTGCTTCTGGCTGTTGGCCGCGGAGAACACCTGCACCGGGGACCGCGCGGCCAACAGGTGGAATAGCAGGTACCCCGCGCTCAGCGGCGTCTTGCCGTTGGCCTTCCCCACCTCGAGGTACGCCGTCCCGAATCGCTGGCCCTCCGGCCCGCGCCAGCCGGCGAGACTGCCGACGATGAACTCCTGCCACGGCGAGAGGATGAACGGCTTCCCCGCGAAGCGCGGATGGTCGGGGTACGTGAGGTAGTCGTGAAAGAACGCAATCGCCTTCGTCGCCCGCGCTGCGTCGAACGTCAATCCACGCGAGGCCCCGTCCTCGAGGTCGCGCAGATGGCGCGCACAGGCGAGGCGCACAAGCGGCCCAGCCACGATCAGCTCGCCGGCCGTGCGGTCGCCGCCGACGCGACGGGCGTAGGACGTCACCGGATCGAGCGCCTTAGTTGACACTGCTGAAGAACTCCTGGAGCTCGTCGCGGTCGCCGACATCGGCGACCTTGACGACGCGCGAGCGCGCGGCCGGCGTCAGGCCGAACTCGACCAGAAATTGCCGGAGCGCCTGGCGGTAGCTCCGCAGTTGCGCGAAGCCGGGATGCACCTTCGGCTCCGTGTGCTCGACGCCGGCCCCGTCGACGGAGACCTTGTCGTAGAACGGTGACGGCAAGGCATCGACGGCCCGCTGGAGCCGCTCGGCGTCGGCGAACAGGCGGCAGTACGCGTAGAGCACCCCGTCATCCACGGTCGAGAGCGTCTTCGACGCCTCGAGCCTGGCGACCATGCGATCCCACTCGGCCCGAGCCTCACCCCTCAGCGCGGCCGGCGATGGCGGGGCCCCGACTGGCGGCTGCGGCGACACGAATTCATGGCGGTCGCGGCGGAGCGTTCCCGAGATGCGATGAGCTGCGCGCGACTTCCGGTTGCGACCGCCCGAGTGCGCGGTACCTGGCATTCCTACCACTCCGAATTCATTCGCTGCCACGCATCGAACCGAGGAGGCGGGCGGCACGCTGCCGGTAGGGCTGGGAACTTTCGACCCGCCATCCCCTTGTGATTGTGGGAGTTAGCGTCACAGTCCGGCCCTCGACTTGGCGGCGCCGCAGGATCGGCAGAGCGATTGCCAGTTGTGCTCGGCATCCCAGAACAGGTGACGATCCCCGCGATGCGGAATGACGTGATCCACCTGGTACGCGGGGGTGCGCTTGCCCTCCGCGTAGCACGTCGACATGACCGGTGTCTGGCCGTGGGGGCGCATCCCGCAGAGCGGATAGAGGCGCTTGAACGCGGCGGCCTGATGGTCCCAGGCTGACGAGTACCCGCGCTCACGGAAGGTGCCGCGCTCGCGATCGGCTTGCCGCGCGTGCCGGGCGCAGCGGCCGCGACTGGTCGCCAGCGATCGGCAGCCGGGGGTGGAGCACGGGCACGCCGGACGACGCAGGTGATGATGAGGCGACGGGTCACGCATATAGCAGCTCGTCGGCCAGATGCGGGGCGCCGCACGCGCAGGTCCCCTCGGCCTCGAGCGCCCGGTCCGGGGCCGGCTCTGGGGGCACCCGCATGTGACAGCCACAGTGGAGGCACCACAGCTCGCCGTTGTCCAGGTGCGAAATCCCGGGCGCGCCGGCACGAGCACTGCACAGGGCATGGAGCGCGTAGAATCGCGTTGGATGCTTCAGCATTCATCAGCTGCGTTTGGTGAAAGGGGGATCCCAGCGGATCCCAGCGAGGCGACGATGATCCACATCCGGGGGGGCAAACCGGTACAAACCGGTTTTTGAGTCATTTCCTGTTTTTCCCTCCACGAGCGTGTCTAGAGGAAAAACCTGGAAACCACGCTCAGAACCGGTTTTTCTTAGGAAAAAACCGGTTGGACCGCCGGGGACGGGAAGGCGGAGGCTCATACGAACGCCCCCTTACGCGCCACGCCGACGTAGTACTTGATGCCGGTCCGCCAGTCCTTCTGCGCCGCAAACCGCTCGCCCATCTTCCGGCCGAACGCCTGGACCCTCAGGAGGTCCCGCTCCGTCAGGCCGTGGTGAAGGCCCCACCGCCGGTAATGCTCGTAGAGGTCCCGAGCGCCGACCTGCGCAGCGGGTTCGAGTTCGACCGCCTCATCGAGGAAGGCGGCCAGCGGATCCGAGTCCTGCTCGTACTCGCGCGTCGCCTCGGTCACGACGGCTGGCGCTTGGAGGCCGTCCCGCTGCCAGGCCAGCGCCCCCCGCACACACCATGCGAGAATGCCGGGCGCCTCAGCCTGTAGCTGGTCCGCCAACGTCGCATCGACCGCGAACCGCTGGGTAAACGGAATCAGCCGAAGCCGGCGCCAAAATCCGTAGCTGTCATCCCGCACAATCGGCTTGTGGTTGACGGACAGCCAGAACTTCGCCAGCGGCTCGAACGTGAAGAACTCGCCGTGCAGGAACCTGGCGGTGATCGGGTCACAGCCGGTCAACGCCTTCACGCGGGCTTCGTTCAGGCGGGCGCCGTCGGTCGTCTCGGACGCGATGACAAACCGCCGTCCCACAAGCGCCGCGAGGTCGTTCGGGATGGCGGCCCGATCCTTCAGCTCGACCGTCGAGAACGGCATGTTGTACGCGTAATCGCCCAACACCCGCTTGAGCGTGTTTGTGAGGGTGCCTTTGCCGTTCGAGCCGGTCCCATAAAGCAGGAACAACACCTGCTCCGTGGTGATGCCCGTGATCGAGTAGCCGATCGCGCGCTGGAGGTACGTCGCCAACTCCCCGTTGCCCGCGAACACCTCCACGATGAAGCGTTCCCACCGCGGACACTGGGCCTCGGGGTCGTACGGCGCGGCCGTCTGCATCGTGAGCCGGTCCTCGGGTCGCCCGGGGCGGCAGCGTCCGGTCTGGAGCTCCACGACGCCCGAGGGGGTGCAGAGACGGTACGGATCCGCGTCCCACTGGTCGCCGGCATCGGCGATCGGCTTGAGCGCCTTGGCGATCGCGAGCACGTTGCTCATCGTGTCGCGCCGCTCGAGGCGGATGGCGAACTTGACAACGTCCTCACGGCGCGCCCGATCGGGAAGCTCCACGGCAGCACGCTGCCACGTCCGCGCAAAGTCGAGCCCGAGTCGCGTAATCGCCGCGTCGGCATCGGGCATCCACCGGTGACCCTGCCACATCAGCCAGCGCTGACGCCGATGATCAAAGCGCACCCCCGCGCCGTGGAGGCGGGCGAACCGCTCCGCTGCGCCGGCCTCCGTGAGTGGTTCGTCGGGGGGGATAGCGGAGGCTGGGTCGGGTTTGGATTGCGGTAGGGCCGTCCTGGCGGCACCCTGCGGCTGATACGTCTCCGTGCAGCCGGCAACCGCCTTTGCGATGGTTGCCTCACCGTAGGTTAGAGTTCCGCGGCGCTCGTCCCACTTGGGCCGCATGAGCCCGGACTGCCGAAACAGCCGGTCCATCCGGCCCGCATCGGCGCCGGTCCAGAACGCCAGACTATTGGCGAGTGCCTGGTCGCCCTCGGACTGCGACGGGTACCCGCTCCAGTCGCCAGCCCACAGCGCGGAGAACTTCGCGCCGTTGCTCGCGTGCCTCGCCTTCTCGATCAGGGTGACATCATCCAGGTCGAGGGCCACCGCAGACCGAAAGCCGTTGCCGTCGCCGTGCTGCGGGTTAGCGTTGGCTGGCACCCGAAAGAGCTCAGCGTGCAGGCGCGCGAGTTCCGGCGCGCGCGATTCGATGGTCGGCGGGGTGCCCGCCACGTGCTGGCCAGTCAGGGTGAAGTACCGGTTGTCGGCGTACATCTCGATGCGACCCTTGCGGCGCCCGCCCGGCGGGAGCGTGCCGCGGCACAGTACGTGCACCCCGGTGCCAGAGGGTGACACCTCGGTGTAGCTGCTGAGTCGGAAGATGATCTGCTTCGCCTCGGCGGTCAATTCCCCCGTATCAGGATTCCGGCAGCCGTCCAGGTCCACGCCGACGAGCCCATCGCCGAGCACGATGCCGATGCCGTCGGCCTTGCCGTCCTCGCAAGCTGCGATCGCGTCTGCAACGGGGGCCCAGGTCGCCGGATTGTCGACGGCGGCCTTCTGCGCGGGATGGTGGACGCAGTAGGGCACCTTGGTCGGCTTGCCGTCCCGGAATTCACGATTCCACAGCAGGCCGCGCGCGCTGTGAATGAGCTCGGGCGGGAGGCGGTCCACCTGGATCATGCGCCGGCCTCCGTGTCCGCCTGAATGCGTGCGATGAGACGATCCGTCGCCCCGGGGCGCGTAAGGCGGCGCCATCGTCGAACAACAGCAGCGATCTCCTTAAAGGTCCACCGTTCCTGACAGAGGGCGATTCGTTCGGCCTCGATCTTCGCGTCGAGCCGTGCGAACATGGCGCGCCACGCCGGATCGTGGCGCAATGAACGGCGTCTCATGCCTCGCCCTCGTATTTTTGAACTAGCTCAGAAATACCCTTCGTCTTCGCCCACCGCGCCATGTAGGCGGTGAGGGATTCCTGTACGACCCGGTCAACGTTCACGACCCGATCGAAGGCTTCCTGGTCAAGTTCTGCTCGGATGGCGGCCCGCACGCGCTGCCGGAGGGCGTTGGGGTTCATCGCGTCGAGCTCCCAACAGCGGGACTGTCTGGTATGTCTCAGGAACCAGCGATAGCGAGGGTCACCGGCCTTGTCGGATGCCGGGAAGGACAGATCCGGCATTGCGACGCAGTCCTGTGGAGTGAGGGCAATCCGCCGAATGGCGAAGTTGCCGATGTCGGCGTCGTACTTCTCGAGCCGTTGCGGCAGGTCCACCTCCGACATATACAAGCCGCTCGGGTCGTAATCGCCGACATACAGCGCGACAAGCAGCTTGTTCTCTCGGTTGGTCTCATCGGCGATGTCGTGGGCAGCCGTTGCGCTGGTGAAGCCCCGATTCACGCGGAAGGGCACCGCGAATTCCTCGAGCACGGGCGCCAGCACCCCCGACACGGTGTCCTTTTCGCTCCACACTTCGACCCGAACATCCTGGTACTCCCATGGGTCCTGTCGCCACCACTGCGGTACGGAACGACTGAAGTTCATGGGCGAGGAGTACGTGCCCGGCCAGGTGGGCCTCCGCGTGTTGTCGACAATCCAGTCCCAGGGGATCTCCTCGTCTTCGCGGGCGTTCGTGAGCATGCGCGAGACGCGGCTCGTCTCCGTCTTCGACATGTTAGAAATGAACCCCTCGGAGAAGAGCTTGTAGGCGACACTGCGCACGGTGGCTGGCTGGATCGCTGCGAGGATTTGCGCGGCTCGATCCCGCAGCTCGATCGTTTTTCGCCCGCGGCCGCGCCCCATCACGCCCTCCGGAATCCGGGCCAGAGGGAACGGACGATTCGCGAAGCCGGCGCCCAGAGCGAGAGCGGCAGTTGCGACAGCACGGCGCTGATGAATGCCTTGAGCGTGGCGCTCACTTCGACTCTCCGATCAGCACGGTCTTCCTGATTCGAATCTGGCGGCCGAACCGCACGGACGGCAGCGCGCCAGTCCGCAACAGCTCGTAACAGGTGTTGCGACTGAGCTGCAGGAAGGCGCCGGCTTGCTCCGGCGTGCACAACTCCGGCAAGTCCGCGTACTTCGGAACCGGCGCCTTAATCAGACGGGCGTTGGACTTGGTCTTCGTCTGCGCAGCCATCAGAACTTCCCGATGCTCGCAACGCCGCGCTGGCGGCATCGCAGGCCCACCTGAAACACGACGTCAGCCAGATCGACCACGATGGCGCTCCCGCCGACCAGCATGCCGAGATCCGACGCGGATGGGTCGACCGCGACCATCGCCTCAGCCTCGTTAAAGAAGAGGCCGACGAAGTGAGACCACGACGGATCAGGCTGGCCTGACACGAGCGAGCTGGCACGCAGGCAGCCCCATGCCTCGGCGAGTCGCCACGCCGCCGCGTTGCGTACCTCAACCCGAGGATCCGGGCCCTTCACGGGCTGCTCCAACACGAACCGCCTGGCGCGTTTCTGGCGGTCTTCCAGCGTGGTGAAGAGTCCGCCGCCGTCTGCCGGGTCTGTGGCGAGCGGGCGGTTGTTCCGGTGCTCGAAGAGCGCCACGGCGCCACGATGGAAGTCTCGAAAGACACTGGCGACGCCGCGGAGCACGTCGGCAGTAACGCGATGCTCATCGCGTACCCGCACGCACAGCGCCACCTCGATGATGTTCAGCCACGACCAGCGCCGTGGGTACCCGGTGCCGGTGGTGTCCTCAATCGACGGGGTCACGATGCCGAGCCGCGGCCAGTGCTTGAGGTACGTGACC